CTTGATTATGCTACAGACCGGCTGACATCATTTGCCAAGAACAGTAGCTCATCATCTGGCGCTATGCCCTTGAGGCCTGTGCCAGGTGTTTGTTCGAAAATTGTCGGCACTAAACGGGATATGCAGGTAGGAGGAGTGTGCGTGAACCTGAGAGATAGAGATAGCGACGATAGGCCTTGTGCTCTGCCCTTTGTAAATTTCATAAAACCAGAAGTTATTAAGAAGAACAAACCTGCAAGGGGTATCCAGATTGAGTCCCTCGCAAATTATAACATCCTAGGAATGGCCTTTGAACATGAGCAAGACATGTTCCATAAAGGCATTGCTATTGGAGTGGGAAAACCTGGATACGGTATGCAGATCATATTTGCCTTTTGGTTCGTCATCTACCAACGCCACACAGGTGAGGGTTGGGAGAGCTTTGTCGAATTTCTTCAGGAACAGGGCGCACATGAGAGCGACAAAGTTGGCTGGGAGGCATCAACGAACATAAATGACGGGCTTCCACTTGCCATCGTGGAAACTGCTCGTTATGGTCGCAGTCAGTTGCGGTATAAGCGTCTGTTTTGCAGAGCTTATTGTGATAGTATGATACCCTTTATCACTGTTGACCGCAACGGGTTCTGGGCGCCATGGCGCGTTCCGTCCGGAACTTTCAGAACTTCGAAAGGCAATTCGAAGAGACATGGCGGCATGAATGCGTTTCTTTGTGATTTCATAGACAAACACCATGGTCACTTGGGCAGTCAAAATTGCGAATGCAGCATCTGTCAGCGTCTAGAGCAGGCTGGCTACGTTCTGGGCTTAGAAGTTTCACCATTGTTGTTGAAGCTCAGACGTCATGCTTTTGTCATGGGGGATGACTACATCGCGGTGTCATTGGGTGCCGAGCAGGATAAACTGTTTGACACCATAATGGATATGGTTTTTGGCACTCAAACAAAAACTGAGACAAAGCCATTCTTTGGAGCTGCTGAATTCTTGCGTAAACAGTTTTGTGTGGAGGATGGTACAATCTATTGGTACAAATCGACCGCACGATCTGTTGCCAAACTCATTCACGGCGATCACCGCGTTCTGTAGAGAGATTCTCCGCAGCCGTACTTAGTGCGATGCTTGACTGCGGATTAAATAGTGAGTTGTTTGCGTTCTTAGACAAATTGAGATCATTGTTGAAACCAGACGTCTTGAGGCTAAAAGAGGAAGTTGCCACCTTTGCCCGTAAGAATGCAGACATTACCGGTGTGCTATGGGAGGATGGTTTTACCATGGAGGAGCTGTACAACGTGTATAATCAGTCATTAGGGGTTCTTGTATCCGCATTGAGATCTATTTAAGCTGTTTGTAACGGATAGCCCCGTCTGCCGAGTTGTGGAGGCAGGCGGAAACTGCGCTG